ATTCATCACTACCTAACTTTTTAGTTTTCCCTGATTGAGAAACTAAAGTGGTTGGCATAGTAAGAACCACATCTTCAGCCCAAACAAATGCTCTGATAGTAACTGGAGTATTTCCTCCATTTGCATGATTCAAAACTCCAAATGACTTAATAGTAATCTTTCCCATATCTTTATAGTCCTTTAATGTAAGTGACATATAGTTTTCTCTAAAGAAATAAGGCAAATGTAACGTGCCTCCTTCACTTTTTGTAGGATTCAAGAAAATATGAGGCCTTTGACTAGCACCAATCAAATCCTGGTCAATGAAATTTCTAACAACAGTAACTTGATCATAACCGCTTAATGGGTTATAAGATGCTAATAAACGGCCATAATGGAAAGGTGTCCCATTAATAGTTAGTTTCACACACAAATTGCAACGTAAGAGTTCAAAATTGCTGAGTTTATCCTTAACAAATGGATCTGAACAAAATAGATCCCAAGGATTAAATTCATGCAAAAATGGCGCTCCTACAACCCAATTAATGGCTGTAACCGTAACTGGCCGTCCAAGAAAATTTCCCAAAGAATCAGAACTTGTATTATCTGCCAAGTTCATGGTACTATCAACAGAACTGCCTATATCGACAGCCCAACCAGCATCATCATCGGCAAAAGATACAATCTGAGTCTTAACTTGACCGTTTCCTTCCATAGGAGTTGAACGTATAGTTTCAGATTGAGATTCATACTCATGCTTTGGGGTTTTCTTAAACTTTGAAAATTTAACAATGCGGTGGATTAAAGCGTCCACCAACGCTATAAATAAATTATAAAAATTATTAGTAATGCAATTTATTTAATATATACATATACCGCATCATGTAGATATATACAGAGCTTCTCTTTTTGGAGTCTCAACTCTCCTCCCCTGAATAAGGGTACCCCGACTGGCAGGGTTCAATCAAATGAGTTTTCTTTACATATTTCCAGGCTGGAAGTTCCTTGAAATAAGCAAGTAACTACCTCATTTGGCGTCTTCAACTTAACCTGCATGCTGCTACGCAGGGCATATTTATAACGCGCTTGCAAGCGCGGGCCTACAACCTAGGCCTGGTATCGTGAAGGCATTGGCCAAGCATATTTCTCACAAAAGCAAATCATCTGCTCCTCGTAAGTCTTAAGCTCGCCAACATAACCTATCAAACCACACTCTCTTGCAACCTCTTCTAGTTCACTTTTACGCTTATTATAAACTTATCTCCAAAATGAAAATATTTATCAAGCACATCAGTAATAGCACTAGCAGAATGCATTTCCTCTGACAATACATCACTCTTCAAATGAGTATGCAATGTTTTTTGGATAGAGTTTTCCTCAATAACTGCACGATAAAGTTTCAATTCTTCATCATATACAGCATTATGCTTTAAGAAACCTGCTTCTGCAGCCGTAATATACGGCACAGACTCAGATTCTTTATCAGCCATAGTATATTCTAATCCAGCATTTGCCAAAGTCTTAGCAATACGAGTATGGTTAAAGGCATCATAACCTTTAGCAACAGACATAACATTGTCGTCGCCATAAGTCATTAATGCCACAACCTTATTGAATCTTGG